ATTGATGCCTCTGGCGCAACATCGTCTATTGAGTTTTATAAAAATGGCACTTCGATGGGGGTAGCTTTTACGGGGATTAGTGGTGGTTTGATGCCTGCCATATCGACTACCGCAGCAGCGGGGAACTGCCACATGAACTTCGGTCAACGCCCATTCGCCTACACGCCACCAACAGGCTTCTTGCCTTTGCACACGGGTAACTTGCCTGACTCGACGATTGTGGATGGGTCAACGCAGATGGGAATCTTGACCTACACGGGTACAAATGGTGACAGGTTAATTGCAACGGGCGAAGCAGGTATTGATGGTGAAGTTAATTTCACGCCTGATTTGGTTTGGAACAAGTCACGCAATACTGCTGGATACGGTGCGCTTTGGGACTCTGTGCGTGGCGGCACTAATGCGTTGCAAACTTATGGTACAGGTGGTGAATTAAACTCAGAAGGTGGAGATATTGATAGCTTTGTCGAAGGTGGCACAAACTTTGGCACAGGGACAATTAACGCCTCTTGGGGTAATACATCAGGAAGTACTTACGTTAGCTGGCAATGGAAAGCCAACGGAGCAGGCGTATCAAACACCGATGGCTCTATAACCTCAACAGTTAGTGCCAACCCAACCAGCGGGTTCTCGATTGTGACTTATACGGGTACAGGCGCTAACGCTACGGTGGGGCATGGGTTGGGTGTTGCGCCTAGTATGATTATTACAAAGCCACGAAACTCGGCAGATAACTGGATTAGCTGGCATACAGCACTTGGTGCAACTGGCTACATTTATTTAAACCTAACAAACGCTAGTGCGACTGCTGCAACCGTGTGGAATAGCACATTGCCATCTTCTACTGTTTTTAGTATTGGCACAAGCAGTAACATTAACAGCAGCGGTCAAACACAAGTAGCCTACTGTTTCGCCGATGTAGAAGGTTACAGTAAGTTCGGAAGCTACACGGGCAATGGCAGTACAGATGGGACTTTTGTGTACCTAGGTTTCCGCCCTGCGTTTGTGATGTTTAAATCATCTAGTCTTTCAGCCAGTGGTTGGGGCATGAAAGATGGCGCTAGATTCCCTGTTAATGTAATGACAGGCTACTTGTTTGCTGAGTCTTCAGGCGCTGAAGGAACTGCGACCTCATTAGATATAGACTTTTTATCAAACGGGTTCAAATTTAGAGGAACATCTAGTGATGGTAATCAATCAGGTGCAACTTACATCTACATGGCATTTGCCGAAAACCCATTCAAAAATTCCCTCGCACGATAAGGAAAACATATGTACAAAGTAAACAACAAAACCCTCCCACTCGACCGTGCCTTTACGCTGGGTGACATTCAATACCCTGCAAACTGGTTACGCAGGTCAATGTCTGAAGCCCGACTAGCCTTGGGCATCACATGGGAAGCTGATGCAACCCGTGCTGATGACCGCTTCTACTGGTCAGGCGACATCGACAACCCCAAGGCATTGGAAGACCGTGAGGAGGTTGACCAAGACGGTAACCCCATGTATGTCAAAGTGCTGGACAACTCTGACCCTGCTAACCCAGTAATGGTTGACAGCGATGAGCGGTTGGTGGCTAAGGGTCTGAAGTCCAACTGGATTGCTCAGGTCAAGGCTACTGCTGGTGGTCTGCTGGCGGCTACCGACTGGATGGTGATTCGCAAAGCAGAGCGTGACGTGGCTATCCCTGCTGCTACGGTTGCCGCTAGAGCTGCCATTGTCGCAGAGGCTAATCGACTGGAAACAGCCATTGCCGCCTGTGCCGATGTAGCTGCGTTAATTGAGGTGATTGGCTCTCAGAACTGGGAGTGATAAATGGGAAACATAGACCCCATAGAATATGGGAGACTGACAGCACAAGTTGATAACTTAACTTGTAAAGTAGAGAGCATGGAGAGTGACATCAAGGAGCTACTGGCTTTGGCTAACAAAAGCAAAGGTGGTTTCTGGATGGGTATGACTATTGCCTCTATTGCTGGTGGTTTCCTTACATGGCTTTTAACATATTGGAATAGATAATGCTTGCTGAACTTGCGATAGCCAACGCTGCCTTTGGTGTTATTAAGGAGACTATAGCCAACGGTGGCGACATAATGGCAGCGGGTCAGCACATCTTCAAGTTCTTTGATTCTAAGTCAGAGCTGGCAAAGAAGGCTAATAAATCAGGGTCAGATTCAGAAGCTTTCTTTGCTCTCGAACAGATTAAGCAACATGAGGCGGCTATCCAAGAGCTATTCATCTATCAAGGCAGAGCAGGGCTTTGGGATGATTGGTTAAAGTTTCAAGCGGAGGCAAAACGTAAACGTGATGCTGAGGCTAGAGAGATTGTGTTAGCGGAGATTAAACGTAAAGAAAAGCTATGGGCTTGGATTAACGGGTTCTTAATTATTGCCTCTGTCATAACAGGGGTAGGTATTATAGCTGGTTTAATCTGGCTTGTTGTAACGAAAGGTGCATTATGAAAAGACCATTACCAAAGCGTAACGAACGTTCAAAGAAAAACAAGAGAAACAAGTGATGGCTACTGAACTGGAAAAATATCAGAATGTACTTAAAGAAGCTGCTGCCTTAAAAGATACTAACACAATGTTTGGACGTTCCGCTGATGAGTATAATGCTAATCGGTTTGGAATTCAAGACAGGACACCTTTGAGTGATTATTTTAATCAACTAGCAATAGAAGATGAAGCCAGTCGCATCTTAGCAGACCCTGGGTTGTTACAGCAATTTATGGAAGATAATAACATTGATGGTGATGGTGCTGATCCGTCAATAGGCTCTACTTCAAATACTACAATAGGTATTGGTAAGGCAACAGATACAATAACACAGGATGCGGTTATTGCAGGTATATTAGGGCTATTTACTGGTGGGGTTGGTGGAGCAGTCCTTGATGGAGCTAGGTCTTATATAACTGATACACTGGCAGTTTTAGATCAAGTGAATAATTCACGAGACTCAATAACAGCGTTAAACGCCTTACAAGGGTGGACAAACACGAAAGCACCAGCCCCTGTTGTAAGTGGTAAAGATAACTATAACACCCCCTATGATAGCAGTAAAGATGGTCGTATAAACCCTGCTCCTGTTGTAAGTGGTAAAGATAACTATAACACCCCCTATGATAGCGGTAATAGTTCAGCCCCTTCTACAGCAGCAGAAGCTGGTTATTTTGGAGACTTCATGTGAAACACACAGTAGGAAAAGTAATAGCACCAGCTACGTTGACAGAGTTGTTCAAAGTTCCTGCTGGTTACAAAGCGCAGGTTAGTACCTTGTTTGCTAGTAACCACCAAGGGAATAACAAATGGATAACCATGTACTGGCAACACGCTCACGACGCTAACCATAAGATTTACATTGTTACCGAGTTTGTTATTTCCGCTAACAACTACTTACAGTTTAGCGACAGCATGGTGATGCAGAGTGGGGATTCTATATTCGTTATGACAGAAGCTGCCTCAGATATGAGTGTTATGGCTTCGTTTGACCTATATAAAGAAGCACAAACTGTAGCATTTGATGGCGAATAAGCTTGACAAATTGAGAAATCTGTGGTATAATAGCAACAAAGGAAGAAACAAATGACATACTTACAACTTGTCAACGCTGTACTGAGGAGACTTCGAGAGAGTGAAGTGACTACAGTACAAGGCGCTGGTAATACCAATAGCTACGCTCGGTTGGTTGGCGACTTTATTAACGAGGCTAAGAGTCAAGTAGAAGCTGCGTATGACTGGAGTGCTCTGCGTACTACAAATACAGTTACAACCAGCGCTGATGTGTTTAACTACGAGCTACAAGATACTCGTACTAGCGCCAAGGTGTTAGATGTCTTTAATGACACTAACAACATTGAGATGCGTTACCAAACATCTAACTGGTTTGACAACGAATTCTTAATGGCTAACCCACCAGTAGGCGTTCCTATTTATTACAACTTCAACGGGGTTAGTTCAGAAGGGAATATTCAGGTAGATATTTACCCAATCCCTGATGGCGTTTACACCATACGATTTAACATGACCTCGCGTAACCTGCCATTAACGGCTGATACTGATGTCACTGTTTTACCCACCCGTCCCATCATCCTGTTAGCCACTGCGATGGCGATTGAGGAACGTGGTGAGGATGGAGGACAGCAAAGCATGAACGCTTATGGGATGGCTCAGTCAGCACTATCAGATGAGCTTTCTTTTGATGCAGCTCGTCACCCAGAGGACACTATTTGGTATAGCGTATGAAACAACTACAAACAGTCTCTGTTGTCTCTCCTGGTTTCTTCGGGTTAAACACACAAGACAGTAGTGTTACCCTCTCTAGCAACTTTGCCCTAGCCGCTGACAACTGTATCATTGATAAGTTTGGTCGGTTAGGTGCTCGTAAGGGTTGGGAGCAAAAGACTACTGACGGTGTAGATGAGTTGAGCAACCTCAATATTGAGATGTTGGCTGAACACGTCAACGCCGATGACACTTCTGTTACCATCAGCGCAGGGAATCAAAAGTTATTCACAGGCGGTGTTGATGCTGTGTTAACCGATGTGACCCCTGTTGGTTACACCATTACGGCTAATAACTGGAAGGTAGCTACTCTCAATGACCATGCCCTTATAGTTCAAGAGGCACATGAGACTCTGGTTTACACCGAGAGCGATACCCCTAATGTACAGAAGCTAGTCGATTACACAGGCGTAGCCCAGTCTTACGGTACTAACTACCCTCGTGATGTACTAGCCGCTTATGGGCGTTTCTGGGCGCATGATGGGGCTACTGTCTACTGGACTACGGATATAGCAGATACAGCCTTTCCAGCCTTTGCAGGGGGCACTAGCGGTCTTTTAAACATAGCGGCTGTACTACCTAACAACGTAGACACAATAACGGCTCTAGCGTCTCACAATGACTTCCTAATCATCTTCTGTTCTCGTAACATTGTCATCTACTCAGGGGCTGACAACCCTCTTGGTGATTTTAAATTAGAAGATGTTATTGATGGTGTTGGTTGCGTGTCTCGTGACAGTGTACAGAGCACTGGTGGGGACTTAATCTTTTTATCTGATACAGGTGTTCGTTCATTGGGTCGCTTGTTGCAAGAGAAGTCGTTGCCTATGCGCGACTTAACAAAGAATGTACGAGATGATTTGATAGAGGCGATGGCAACTGAGTTTGCTCTTGTTGGTTCTTACAATAAGGTTCGTTCAGTTTATTCAGAGATTAACGCCTTCTACCTTGTATCTTTTCCGTCAACATCAACTATCTATTGTTTAGATATGAGACAATCGCTTGAAGATGGTTCTGCTCGTGTTACCACCTGGTCGGTTAAAACAACAGCTTTCCTACGAACTAGAACTCGTAACCTGCTGTTAGGGAAGAAGAATGGTATTGGTCTTTACGGCGGTTATGTAGATAACACCATCCAATACCGTATGAAGTACTCCTCTAACTTTATGGACATGGAAAACAGTTCTATGACCAAGATGGTTAAGAAGGTGAGCATAACAGTTATTGGTGGTAGTGGTCAAGACTTTGTTATTAAGACAGGCTACGATTACTTAGGCGCTAACTTCTCCTACCCTTTTACAATTAACGAAGGTGTTGGTAGCGAGTATGGTATAGGTGAATATAACATTGCTGAGTACACTGCTGGTGTGTTAATTGATAGGGTTAACGCTCAGGTGCAGGGATCAGGTAAAGTGGTACAGATTGGTTTTGAGGCTAATGTTGAAGGAAGTGAAATTAGCGTTCAGAAATTGGATATGTTTGTTAAAACAGGAAGGATTAGTTAATGTCTAATTATACGAAGCTAACGGATTTTGCTACTAAGGATACCCTTCCTTCAGGCAACGCTGGTAAGCTTGTCAAAGGTACAGAGATTGATGATGAGTTTAACGCGATTGAAACCGCTATAACATCTAAAGCAAACACAGCAAGCCCCACATTCACTGGGACTGTAACAATGACAACACTCGATGGCGCTACTATTAGCGGTGGAACTTACTAAGGATTTATTATGGCATGGTATGATACGGTGTTGAACTACGCAACAGATAGTTTCACCAACAACACGAAAGACTGGTTAAATGTAGGGGCTAACATTGGCTCCTCACTTCTTTCTTACAACGCAGCGGATAAAGCAGCACAGTCTAATTTACAAGCGGGTCAAGCTGCTGCGGCTGCGGCTGAGTTTAAACCTTACGCGATTACTTCAGGGTTAGGTACTAGCTTCTTTGATCCGAGTTCGCAGAAAGCTGGTTATGAGTTAGACCCTACTCTAGCTGCTTTTAGAAACACCTTATACCAAGGAGGCGCTAACTTCTTAGGTCAGGTTCAAGAAGACCCAATGGCAGCGGCTCAGAACTACTATAACCAACAACAAGGTTTGTTGGCTGGTGGTAGAGAGGCTGAAGACATTGCCTTGCGTAATCAACAAATAAACCAAGGTCGTATTGGCTTAGGTTTATCGGGTGCGTCTCAAGGGGTCGGTGGTGGTGGTTACCTTAATCCTGACCAATTCTCTTTAGCCTCAAGACGTGATTTACAAAACCAACAAATAGCTGCAAGTTCGACACAAATGGGACAGGCTGATATTGACCGTGCTATCTCTCGTGGTACTGGTTTAATGCAAGCTGGCTTAGGTGTTGAACAACAGGGCTTGACACCATTGACAATTGGTGCAGATATTGGTAACAGGGCGGCTACAGCGGGTGCTCAACAAGGGGCTAACTTACTTGCAGGGGCTAATGCGGCTTCACAGGCTAACTTGGCTGGTAGCCTGGGTGCGGCTGGTATGTTAAGTAACATGTTCCAAACAGGCACTGGTTATAAGTTTGATCCACAGACTGGTCAACGAATTGCATAAGGAAACATAATGGCTACACAAAATTTATCAGGTTTGTTTAACCTAGGCTCACCAGAAAAGATTGAAAGAGATTACCTAAACCAATTCCTTATCTCTCCAGCGCAGATGGGGCAGCAAGGGTTATTACAACAAGTTGTTAGTCAGATGAGTAACGCTGGCGCTAACATTGGTGCTAGTGGTGCTCGTATGCTTGGTGGTAAATTACCAGAAGTACTGAAGAAAGAGACAATTGATAAAGCATTTCAAGAAGTTAAAGCTTTAAATTTACCTAACAACAGTAGTATATACGCTGAGTTAGGGAAGAGACTAAGCTCTGCTGGTTATAACGCTGAGGCAGCTTTAGCAGGTCAGGAAGCGGCTAAATACCAACAGCAGGAGTTAGCGGCTACTAAGACAGGTATGGAGATAGAAGGTTTAGGCTTATCTAATACTTTGGCTCGAGCAACCCTTTTGCCGAAGGTTCAGGCTACTTTATTAGCTAACGAAACAGCGAAAGCAGGCTTAAGAGACGCTCAACAAGCTTTTGACCTAGCTAATAAAATTAACCCTATTAAGGTAGACCAAGCTAAACAAGCCTTAGCGACAGCACAACAAGCTTATGCACAAACTGATAAAACAAATCCTATTGCTTTAGCCCAAGCTAAACTAGCCGTGGCGGCAGCGCGACAAGCTTATGCACAGGCTAATAGAATTAACCCACTTGAGGTACAGAAAGCTCAACAAGCTATAATTAACTCACAGCAAGCATTTGCACAGACAAATGCTCAGATGGCACAATTTAATGCTTTGAGTCCAGGTGTTATTGAGCAAGCTAGGTTGGAGACACAAGCAAAACAAATGAATGTTGACAAGGAAGTATCACTTAAGGCTGCTAGACAAATTATGTCTGAGTTTCCACAAGGTTCTCCTGAGTCTAACGCTGCTCTTAATAACATTTTAGCTATTGAATCTCCTAGTTCATTAACGCCTAAGCCAGTTAACTTTGGTACTGATAGGGAGGCTTATTCTTCTGCTATGTATGGTGGTAAGCCGTTTAAGGATTTAACACCCACTGAACAAGCTGCTGTTAATCTGACATTAAAAGAGAAGTCTGTCACTGTCGCTAGAGCTGGTGCTTATGAGATTGGTAAAGATTTAAAAGCTTTTGATGACGCTATTAAAAATAACACAG